CGGCGACCACCAAGAAGCCCAAGAGACCAAACAGCACCTGGCTGGGCTCTTTGTACGGCAGCGGCAAAAGAGAGGCCGCAAGTTCCGCGCCGCCGGCGTCAATGTCGCGCCATTCGCCGGGCTGGATGGGTGTGGAGTCGTCCGCGATCCGCGCGCCCTTGGCCTTGAAGCCTGCAGGCAGGTTGGCGAGCGTTCCAGCGTCAATCAATTGGCGCAAAGCGCTGGTCGCGGCCTTGCCAAGGCCACCAATCAGGTGCACAAAGCCCAAACCGTAGGCACCTGGGCCCTCGACCAGCACGTAATGCACGTAGTAGTTGCGGCGCAGGTGTTTTTTGTCGTCTTCTTTCCAGTTTCGGCGGATTCCCACCACCCGCTGGCTGTCTTCGATCATCGTGACCACGTACGGGAGCTTCACACCTGTCGGTTGGCCGTCTTCACCCACGTCCTCAAAGCCCGGGATGTCCAAATCGACCAGTTGTTCGAGCAAAAACACCTCACCAATGTCCGTGGTGGGCTGAATGCCGGTGATTTTGTCCACCGCTTCTTGAATCTGGTTGCCCGAGGCAGGTGTGGAGTACGTCTCCGCGTCCAAATCCAAGTATTCCCCGGCCAAAGCACGCTTTTTGTACTCGTTGGAGTCCATGGCGATGCGGTTGGTCAGGCGCGGGCACTGGGACACGACGCTTGAGCCGCTGTAAGGGATGTACACGTCGTCGGCCAAGCACAGTTTGGAGACCATGCGACCGAGTTGGTAGTCGTAGTAGACCTTTTTGAAGGTCGAGCCACCGTATCCGGTGTAGAAAAGCTGCTGGTCAAACTCAGGCGTGTACTCTTCCATCACCGTGGTGATCTGGTAGTTCATGAAGTCCTGCACACGGCCGGCCTGTTGGAACTTTTCCACCGTTTCCTTACCCATAATCTGCGTGCGAACAGGGCCGCCAGCGGGCATGAGCTCCTTAAACGCCTGCGCTTGGAACTGGATGATGGCCTCGGTGAGCATCGGGTGCGTTGCACCGGCCGCACCACGGAACGGCTTGGTGCGCTCCTCCATGCGAAAGCCCAACAGATCGAGGCCCTTGGCGTACATCTCCTCCCAATCGGAGCGAGAGCCCTTGTCGGCCTCGAACATGGCCGAGACTTCAAGGCCCACGCCTGTCAAGTCGTCCGGATCGATGACCGCTGCCAAGTTGGCGTAGAAGTCCACCTCCTCGGCGTCCGATTCGCCCATCTCCACAATGGCACCGCCATCCTCTTCGATGATGATTTCGATGTCGGACCCCATGTCTGGGATGCCCTTGCCACCAATCACCACCTCAAGGGAGGGCATTTGGTTCATTGCTTTTTCGATTGCCATGTGTGTTCCTATCTTTACGGCATTTTAAAGCCGGCGTTCATGCCATTTTTGTACTGCAACAGCAAGGGCGTCAAGAGTTCATCTTTTTCTTGAATCGCTACCGGCTTGAGGTACTTGTCAAAGAAGTCAAGAACGGCCTTGTCGTACTTCACAGGGGCGGTGTTACCTGTGGCACGGCCGTCCCCTTTGACTTGTGTTACTACAGGGCTGTCCTCGTCCAGCATAAATACTTCAATTGTGTTGACAGGTCTATTTCGGTTGTCACGTAGAGTATACACTTGCCACTTGCCAGTGTTAAACCCGTCCATCTTTTCTTTGGGGTATCCCGCTCCACCGAGCTCGTAGCCCCCTACTGAGTGCCCCACATACGCGCCCTCGGGTATGGTAGCTGCACGTTCTTCTATGCGCTTCCAAGCAAACCCTTCCAGCCCTGAATCCTTGTCAAACGACAGTAACGGCTGGCTTACGCCCTTAGAGAACACCGAATCGGGCACTCTTTTGCCTGATTTAATTCGTGCCACTAAGGCCTCTGCGCTGTCCCGATCTAAAAACATTTTGTTGGTGTTTGTGATCACATCTTCAAAACGCATGGAATCTATTTCACGGGGCGGCAGTGTTTCGAGGTATTTATTTACCCGTGCTGGATCAAAAAGCTGCTTTACAACCGGCCGCATGTACTCGACGTCGTAAATAGGCTCCCCTTTTTGTATAGCGGTGAGAGTGGACATTGAAAGGTCCGTTGCTTCTCCTCTTAAAGATTTTTCATACTCTTCAAGGAGTTTTTTGCCCCGATCGGGACCTATTATTTGAGTAGGGTCTTTTTCAGAGCGCGCAACTATGCGGGTTTGGGTGTTTATCAGCTCAGGCCGCACCCCTTGTCCTATCATCTGGTCTTCAATAAACTCGCTTGTAGCCCGTTCACGTGCTTCGCCCAGGTTGCTTGTTATGTTGGTGTAGTTAGGGTTTGTAAGTCCAGGCTCCTGAGTCACCAGCCTGCCTTCTAGTCCAGTGGCCGTGTCATATCGACGTGTGAGGTCTTCTATGGCCTTAGGGAATTCTGGGAAGAACCGCGTCTCGGTAACACCGGGACTGACCTCCCTTTCGCGTGTCTTGCCCTTAAGCGTCGCCTCTGTGATGTAGCTTGGGAAATTTTCAATGTCGCCTATCTTGTCCCCTTTAATTTTTCCACTTATCAGTGCATCAGCGATGGGGTCGTCAGGGGTTCCAAACTGTCTTTCAAAGTAGTTTCGAGCTTTTTTGTCCCAAAACTGTTGAATGTTTGGCAAGACGGGGGTGCTTGTTGAGACACCCGCACCTGCTTTCCCTTCATCTAAGATAACCCTGATAGGCGACGCCGGACGCCTGATAATGTCTCCGTTGTCCAAAACCCGGGCACTCGCCGGTGACAGGTCAAGCGTGCTGCCCGTAGGGCGCACAGCCCGCGAAGGCTGCGTCTCAAACGACCGCAACAGGTCCGCTGCCTTGCCGCCCTTTTCCAAGGTCCGCGTGACGGGGCCCTCGAGCTTCTTCTCCGCCGCCATCCCCAAGCGCTCGACCTGCGCCTTTACCGCCGACGGCCGGGCAAGCGACGCCAAGGCCGCGCCACCCGGTGTGGGGGCCAGCTTCATCCGGTCCGCGATCTTGGCAATCGCCGCTAAGTTCTCCCGGCCCGACTCCAAACGAGGCTGGTAGGTGTTGCGCTCAATGAAGGCTAGGGCCTCCCGATCGGCCTGCTCGACGCCCGCACGTTTGCCGTAGTTGCCCCCCGTAATGCCCTTGTACAGTCCATACGGCATGCCAACCAAGCTGGCCGCCGCACCCGTGCCCAGTGTCAGGGCCGTCTCGCCCGCCCCCAAAATCTCATCCAGAACCTTGTTGCGCGCCGGTGCTGGTGCCGGCACATCATCGCGCCCACCAAATAACGACGCTTCCGGGTCCGCAAACTCGCCCTCTTCAGGGCTGCCCTTTGACCGGTACTCTGGCCTCGGAGCCGGGCCCTTCTTCGCCTTGGCGCTGCGCGCATCCATCTTCTCTTGGCCCATGATCCACGGACGGCCCTCCCGCTTCTGCGTCGACGCCTTCGCGGCCATCTCCCTCACCAGCGCTTCCAACTCCTCACGGCTCGTGGCCCGCGAAGCGAGGCCCATGCCCACACGGTTGTTGTGCTCGTCATACTCAAAATCATCACGCGGCTGGCCAATCCCCAACCCCGAGAAAAACGTCTGGGGATTGCTCGAATACTCGTGCGCCAGCCCCAAGAGCTTGGCCGCATTCGGGCCGTACTTCTTCGCCATGGCCGCGCCCGCCAACATGTGACGGGCCGCGTCGCGCTGGTCATCCTGGCCGCCCTGATCCGGGAACAACCGGCCCGACGCCTCCGTCGCATAATCCCGCACCCCCAACACGCTTGGCAAATCTTGCTTGGCCTCACCACCCTCCTTGAAGCGCTTGGTAGCCAATGTGTTCTTCGTCAGGGTCGTGCCCTCCAAGGTCGGGGCCTCAAACGTGCTCGCCGCCAACCCCCTCGAGCGGTTCTGCGCCGCACCGAGCTTGAGCTGGTACAGCCGCGCCAACTCCTCCATCTGCTGACGCGCCGAGCCCTTGTCCTTGGCCATCGCCACCAACTCACGCGTCGAGGCCAACGACTCCGGCGACATGTCCATCACCTTGGGCATCGACGCGCCACCCGATTGGGTAGCGAGGCGCTTGAGCGCCGGTGCCGCCTTCTTATCGGAGCGCGGCCCACGGCTCTCGAGCTGAGCCAACAGCTCCTGCGCAGAGCCTACCTCTCCCACGCCCTTTTCGTCTTCATCCTCATCGGCACTCACCTCGCCGCCTTTAGCAAAGCGCTTGGCAGCCATCGCAGACAACTGCTCACGGGCCACGGCCCGGGTACTGGGTTTCTTCAAAGACGATTTGCTCATGGTTCGCGGCCCAAGGAAAAGTTGCCCCATTTTAAGCGTCAATAGTACTCCGGCACAAGGTCCCCGCTCGGGCTGTCCTCGTTGTCGTCCGTGTGCAAACTGATGAAGTTGCCCCGCCGAAACCGGTCCAGCGCCATGATCGTGCTGTCCACCATGTCATCGTTGTCCCCGTTGGGAAACGCCGCACACTCCTCCACCAACTCCTCCGCCCACTCCGTGTCCGGTGCCCACACCATCCCCGCCTCCAAAATAGGAGAGATCGAGTTGGCCCTCGATACCTTGTCCTGGCCCGCGCGCCGCCCACCCGGCGAATACATCGTCACCGGTATGCTCATCCTGCGCAGCTCCTGCTGCAACGGCGTACCCGTGGCCTTGGCCTCAATCAACACATTGTCCGGCTGCCACTCGTCATACTGCTCCTTGGCAATCCTTTTGAGCTCCGGGAAATCCCACCGCCCCCGCTTGACGTCCAACAAAATAATCGACGCCCCCGAGTCCTCGTTCAAATAAAACACACCCCACGTCGTGATAACAGAAAAGTCCGCCGTCTCCTTCTTCGAGTACGCCGTGTCCATCGACTGAATGATGTAGTTCACCTCCGGCGGATCATCCCGTGGCCACACCTTCCACCACTCCCGCTTCAGAATCGCACCCTCATCATTCGTGGGCTGCTGCTGGTACATCGCGTTCCACTTTTGGACAGAAAGGCTGGCCTTCACACTCTCCAGCTCCTCAATCTTCCAAAACTCCGGCCACAACGCACGCCCACTGGGCAAAATCGCCGGGAACTCAATCACCTCCCACTGGTCCGCGTTCCTCGAGTTCTGCGCCTTGATCAACCGCGCCGTCAAATCCTTCGTCCCCCAACGCGTCATCACAATCACCACCGCCCCTCCGGGCTGCAAACGCGTCCTTGGACCCGAGCTGTACCACTCCCAACAGTTATCCAGCGCCAACTCACTCATCGCATCCTGCTCCGAATGCGGGTCGTCAATGATCAAAACATCCGCACCACGGCCCGTCATCGCACCCCCCACGCCCACCGCAAAGTACTCCCCGCCCATGTTCGTGTCCCACCGACCAGCCGCCTTCGAATCTTGCTTCAAACTTACATCCGGAAACACCTCCTTGTACGTCTCCATGTCCATCAAATCCCGCACCTTGCGGCCAAAACGCACAGCCAACTCGCTGTTGTGCGTCGCCTCAATTGCCTTGGTTCGCGGATCGCGGCCCATGAGATACGCCGGCAGCAAGTAGGACGCAAACTCGGACTTCGTGTGACGAGGCGGCATGTTGATGATCAAACGCTTCAACGTGCCGTTGGCTATGCGGTCAAAAGCATTCGCCATCACGTTGTGGTGCTCGCCGATCACGGCTCCGGGCCAGACGTAGCGAACAAAGTCGATGAAGCTGCTGCGGGCCTTGTCCTGCGTGTCAAGCTGCGCGAGCCGGTACTCGAGGCGCAATCGGTCGGCGTCGATGTCTTCAGGGATCATGGGGGTCCGTTTCGTTTGAAATTTGCACAAATTTTGACACAAGTTGACATGGTTGACAAAGGGGGCCTTTTATTGTTGGGGCCTCAAAAGTGTTTCACGTGAAATTGACCGTGTGAAATAGGGCTAAAGCCCGCGCCCGCCGGACCGGGGGCCTTTTTTTGGGCCCCGGGGTGAGTGGGTACTCACTTACGCTGCAGGGCGCGCGGATCGCGGGCCTGGGTGCCTGGTCGGCGGCCCGGGTGCCTGGTCGGGCGGCCACCAGGGCGCGCACCAGGTGGCGCGAGCTGGGGACCGGGAACCGCGCACCAGGGAGCGCGGCCGGCGGCCAGCTGCACCAGGTCGGCCAGCTCGCGGGCCTGGTCCCTGGTCGGCCTGGTCGACGTTTCCCAGGTCAACCGATCGCGGCCGGCGGCCAGCTGCACCAGGGCCACCAGGGCGCGCACCTGGGTTTGTGGGCGGGATCACAAACACCGGCCACCAGGTCCAACAAACACAAACAAGGGCGGCCAGCTCGCGGACCGTTGACCTGGGAACCTGGCCACCTGGCCACCAGGTCGAGCAGCTGCAGCCGGTCGGGCCGATCCCTGGTCGGCCTGGTACCAGGAACACGGCCCAGGGCATCACGGGGCGCGGCCCCCGTGCCTGGTTCGCCTGGTGGCGTCGGCTAGGGGATCCAGGCCAGGGCGGCCAGGTTTAAAGCCTGGTCGAGCGTGATACCGGGCGAGCGGTGGCCAGGGCGGCCAGGCGAAAAAAAACCCGCCACTGGGGCGGGTGTGTATTACGAATAGGGCGCAGCTCAGGCGGGCATGCCGGCCAGGTCGGCCAGGTCGGCCAGCATGCGCTCGGCCGTGGCCAGGGCGTCGGCTTTGTTGTCGGTGAAGTACTCGCCGACCAGGCGGCCACCGGGACCGGTAGCGCGCACCTGGTACTCGGCCCAGGTCGCCGACCAGGCAACACGCACCAGGCCGGCATTGGCCAGGCGCACGAGCTGCACCAGGCGCAAACGATCGCCGCTCATGCTGCGCACCTGGTAGCAGCCAGGGCGGCCCGGAGCGCGTTAACTTCGTGCTCGGGCATGCTGGCCAGGGTAGCGGCCAGGCGGTCGATTTTGTCGGGCTCGACCTCGGCGGCCTGGTCGAGCTCGGCCTGGTCGGGCTCGACCAGGGTCCAGGCGGCCGCGTCATAACCGGGCAGGCGGTGGGCGCGCATATCATCGCGCCAGATCCCACCGGTGGCGCGGTGCAGGGCGGCGGCCCGGATCGCGGCCAGGTGCGCGGCCGCGTCGGAGCGGTCCCAGCCGGTCCAATCGCTGCACTGGTACGCTAAACAATCGCACGCCTTAACAATGGCCACCGGGGCCAGGTCGGCACCGGCGGAGCGGTCCAGGCCGAGATAGGGCTCCCAGCTCGTGCTATGGCCACCGGCGTAGCGCTCGGCGAATGCGGCCCGGTTTGCGGCGGCCAGCTCATGCGCCAGGGCGTCGGGGCTTACGCCCACCAGGGCCTGGTGGCGAATAGCCCAGGCCACAATGGCCGAAACATGGTAATCGTTGACAACAAAACAGCTCATGATCTTTCTCGCTTTCTTGGGTTAGTCCCGGCCACCGTGGCCGGGGGTTCTATTTTAGTCTAATAAATAAACTGAGTGCAACAAATAAAAAGCCCGCCACCAGGGCGGGCAGGAAATCAGGCGGCCACCGCGTCGGCCTGGGAGGGCTCGGGTGCCGGCTTAGCCTGGGCGAGCTGGCGGGCCTGCATGCGGTAGCGCGCGCCGAATACGTCGGCCACGTGCCAGCCACGGCCACGGCCGGCGGGCTCGGCTAACTGGTACGCCTTGCCACCGTACGAAACCCACAAACCAGGGACCAGGACCGGGCGGGCCTGGCGGCCAGCATGATAGGCGCGCACGCGCTCGCGCCAGGTGGCCGCGAATCCCTCGGGCTCGGCATGCGGTGCGGCCAGGTAGGCCAGGGGACAGTCGACGGCCGTCGGGCCGCAGCTCTCGTCCATATCCTTATAGCCCCAGCCGTCGCCCCTGCCCGATTGCATCAGGTCTAAGCCAATCCAGTGCAGGCCGGTCTCGCGGTCGCGCGCCAGGTACCAGTGGTGGCCGCCGGCCGCGCAGGCACGAACCAACTCGCAGCGCTCGGCGAATCGCTCGGGCCGGCGCAGGTGGCGCACCAGGTCGGCGCGGGTCGCCCATTGTCGGGAATAAAGCCAGCCCATAATTAAACCCCCACCGCGTCGGCGGCCAGCAGGTCGACGGCCCGCGCCTTAAGCGCTGCACCGGTCCCAAACCAGGCGCTTTCCATTCTGGTGTTATTCGAGCGGCCGCGCTCATGGTCGACTAGCTCGGTTACCGCGTTAAGCATCGCCCAACGGGTCCCGGCCACGCCTGGCAGGTCGGCCCCAATCGCCTGGCCGTTGAACAGCTGCATGATTCGCACGTAAGCCTTGGATTCATTCACCGGGCGGGCGCTCGTGTGATACGGGCGCAGCAGCTCGGCCACGAATTCGTCGGCCTGATCTTGATCCATGGGGGCGGCGGCCAGCTGGCGGGATTGAACTAAAAAACCCTCCCAGGCATTCGCCACAATCCCCAGCTGCAGCCGGACCGCGTCGGCGTCGAAGCGCTCGGAGTGCAAAACACGAACGGCCGATTTTAAAAAGCCGGTGTTTATCTCGCGCTCGCCCTGGATCACGCGGCCGCCACTGTAGCCACCAACGGCGGCCGTTATCGTGTTATTACAAACGACACGAATAGCGGTGAACTTGGCCACCGTGGCCATGGTCCCGTCGTAACTTGTGCCGAGCAGCAAATAAGGTTTGACCAGGTCGCGCTCGACTACGGGCGCAGCGTCGCCGACACTGGCCAGGGCCCAAACCCGGCGGCCGTCACTTAAGGCCCCGGCGGTCTCGAGCTGGAAACCCCCCAAATCGACCAGGGACCTAAAAAAGTCCATAACCTGGCCCGGTTGAACGACGTTGTAAGCATTCGAAACGACGGCCAGGGGCGCGCCCGTGTCGGAGCGGTGCAGCACTTTACGGGCCGGCCAGGTTTGCAGCTCGGTCGCGGCCGGTGTGGAATATTTGACCGGGCTCTCGAGCACGTCATAACCCAGGCCCGCCTCGCGCGTCCAGGTTTCAATGCTTGCGCCAGGTGTTAAGGACTGGCCCAGGCCGTGCCATGGGGTTTGTCCCACGTATGCAACAGCGGCGCGGCCGGTAGTTTCGTCGATCATGTGTGCCATGTTAATTCTCGCTTTCTGAGGTTTGCGCCGGGCAACATCGCCCGACGGTTTTTATTTTAGTCCAATATTTTCTTGTTTGTCAACAAATCAACAAAAATAAATCTATTGAGCCTGGCCTAGGTCGCCGACCACATGATGCCGCAGCAGCGAGCCAGGCGGTAATGAGCGCGCAAAACGCAGCAGCTCGGCCGCATCATCCTGGTGGCCGCCGGTTTTTGTTTTTTCCCAGGCCAGGCGAACCGGCCCGCCGTTACCGTAACAGCCGCCCGGCTTATCGTCGCCGACCAGGGCCGCGCCGCTACCGTGAGCAACAAAAACCACAACATAATCACGCTCGCCACGTGCACACAACGGGCGGCCGTTTCCACACTGGGCGCAGCTAAAATTGTCGGCCAGCTCGGCCGGGCACTGTACAAAACGAACACCGTCGACGGTATACGGCCACACCGTGCCGGCCGGGGCGGCCACTACAGCGGGGCGGCCAGCAGCAACAGCGGCCAGGGCCTGGGGAATTGTGTCGCAGCTCGCATTAATCACCGTCTCGCCTGGTGCCGGCACCGGCAACAGCTCGGCCGGGAAGTGGGAATAGGTCCAGGCCTGGCCATTACGTGGCACGGCCTGGCGAACGGCCGCCAAATAACCCAGGTCGACCAGGTCGGCGGCGTGCTCGCCCTGGGGGTTGAGCGCGCAGGTTTTCGGGCAGGTCGCAAAAACATTGTGGCCGCCGGCCCGGTACGTCACCGCGATAGGGCCGGTTTTTTTGTTGGCCGAGTGTTTAACGGTTTTGAGCATGGTTCTTTCTCGCTTTCTGGAATAAATTAACTGTGGGTGTAGCCGTCGAGCTCGATCCCGAGCCACATACCGGACCACCTGACCATAATGCAATCGTGCGCGGGCACCACGCCCCGGCGAAAAGCCAAATAGGACAGGCCCTGGTTGTCACGGGAATAAACACGCTTCAAGGCGATACGCTGGGGTTTTGTGAGGCACATAAAATTCTCGCTTTCTGGTTTACGGCCGGGCGGGTTGCTGGCCTGGGGATTATTTTAGTGCAACAAATCAACTTGTCAACCCCCTAGGCAAAAAAAACCCGGCGCAGCGGCCGGGCGGGTTTAAGTGCCGGTTATATCCTGGTCCATTCGTCGGTAACGCTCGAACAGCTCAGGCCACGCGGCCAGCAGGCGCGCCTGGTTATCGGCGTCGGCGTGAAAATAGGCCACGGCCAGGGCCGACGCAAACCCGCCGCCCCATTTTTCCATGGCCTTAGCAGCGCGGTGGTTTTCGTCGGCCTGGGCCCGCATGTAATTTTCGATATTCATAAATTTCCCCTTGTTGAATTTAGGCCCGGCGGTCGGCCAGGGCCTGGGCGGTCTCGGCCGCGCATGCATGCCAGGCGGTCCAACTAACCAGGGCGGTTTCGGCATTCGCGGGCGGTTCGCTGGCAAGCACGTCGGCCGCGTAACGGTCCAAGGCTTCGATCACGAACGCTTGCATGAGCGGCCCGGCGCTGGCGTAGCGCATCAGGTCGGCAATGAATTGAGGGTTTGATTTTCTTGCTGCCATGGTTTGCCCCTTAGTATGGTCGAACGGAAAACGTCTGGTCGCCCAGCCAATCGCGCACCAGCTGGCCAACGTCGACGTGGCGCGTCAGCTTGTCCAGGTCTAGCTTTGTGGCCAATTCCATAAGATCAACGTCGGCGGCAATATCCGAGAGCTGTGATTGTGTCATCTCGCCCGCCACGTCGGCGGCGTCAATTTCAGCAGCCAGGGCGGACATGTCAATCTCGGCCGCCAGGGCGGACATCTCAATCTCGGCCGTTAAGGCGGAAATGTCAATCTCGGTCGCCAGGGCGGACATGTCAATCTCGGCCGCCAGGGCGGCCAGGTCGACGTTTTCGGCAATACCTGCCATGGCGTTCTCGCCGTCGGCGTTCGCCAGCTCTTGGCGGACCATGTCCGCCACCATGGGGCGCAGCTGCTCAGCGATGTCTTTTACCAGGGCCTGCAGGATGAAGTTCATTTCCATATCTTTCTCTCTTTCTGGGGTTGTGGCCGTCACGGTTTGCGCGGCCTGGTTGCATTGTAAATCTACTTTTATCAACTTGTCAACTACCTCCACCAAATAATTTATGAAACAGGAAAAAGCCCAACAGGCGGGCGATTAACCCAGCTTTCGACTTTTCATCTGGCTTAAGCCGTGGGGGCTGTACTTGGGCGCGCCTGAGCGCGCGGCGATCTGCTGGCCGCATCGATTTCTCTCTTTCTTAAAAAAGCCCAGTTCGGGCGGATGTCATGTTATCACAACCATGTCTACCTGGTCAACTGTCAACCAAATGGGCCCGCAAGGTCGACCAGGGTATGGCCGTCCATGGCCACCGGGCTAACGCTGGGGTGTCAATGCCCAGTCTCGCCACGTCCAAGGCCTGCTCGCCGCAGTACAGCAGCAGCTCGGACTTGCTGGCATGTATGACCCCGGGCGGGAAGTATTGAACCAGGATGTAGGTGGGGCAGCGCAGGTCGGCATGCTTGATGTGGAATGCCACCTGGTGAGGGGACAGCGCAATCTTTCGGCCGCGCTTGACGACCTTCAGCTCGGCCATGACAAAAAGCCCATGGGGGAACGCCAGCAAGCAGTCGGGGATGCCCAGGTTGACCCGTGACTCAATCCGGGTGAAATGGCAATCTGGGACGTTTTCTTTCAGCCTCTTGTAAAAGATCGATTCCGGTTTCAATGCCATCGTTTTCTTCCTCTTCTTCATTTTCAGGCGCTGGCGCATCCACCACACCGTCGTCTTCCACCGGTTCTTCTTCAATCTGCTTGGGCGTCACGTCCACAATGGGGCCGCCTTGGCCACCATACAAGCGCCTGATCTCTTCGAGCTTGCGCTGCACCTCTTCCTTGCTCATGGAGTCGATGGTGCCGTGCCTGATCTCTTTGCGGTCGATGTAGATAGTGCCCAGGGCCTGTCCGCGCCGATATTCGGCCTGGACGGCTGCACCGTACGCGCCAGCAGTCAACGCCTGGTCACGGATGATCTGCAGGTCGCGCATGTGGCGTTCAAAGGTGGTGGCGTACTTCTCGCCCAGTTCACGCCGGCGCTCTTGGATTGCGGCCACCATGTGGGGGTTCACGTCCGGATCGGTCAGTTCCCGCGCCCGATGGCGGGCCCAGTTCTCCGAATAGCCGGCACGAATCGCTGCTTCCTTCATGGTCACGTGGCCATCGCCAGCAACAAACTCCTCGACAAACTTCCATTCCTGCGCCGTCAGTACCTTGGGCTTGTGGGGCTTGACCGGGCGGGTGATGCGCTCTTCAACGACGGCAGGGCGGCCACCAAGGCTTTTCCCGGCCATGAACTTCTCATCAGCGCGACCCATCAGGCAATCCTCCAAAGCCGCCAGCCTTCGCCGTACCGTCGGCAGGTGAACCGGGTACCCGGATGCCTGCGCGAGTACATGTAGGCCGCGCTTCGCAAGTTCTTGATCCAAGTCGCGTCCAGCACCAAAAAGCTATCGCCCACCAGCATGTCTGGGAAGGGATAGCGCTCTCGATGGTCGACGCCGCCGGGCAATGGGATGTTTGCTTCTAGTTTCATACCTACATTGTGCAACAAATCCACAGGCAACGCAACCACAGGCCTTCCCCGTTTCAAATTTGCTCTTTCAGTAGGATTATTCTCAACTTCATTTATACATTCAAGCTATAAAAGTGAGACCGCGCGCATTTTAGAGTAATTACACCATTACACTTGTATAAAACACTGTAATCACTCACAACCCTATGATTTCATTATGTTATTACACCATTACACCTTACCAACCATTTTATACTGCTCAAAAGTGTAAATGAAGTTGAGAATAAACCTACTGAAACAGCGAAATTGACCCGCGATCCGCGCTCCCCGCCCCTTTTTCCTAGGGTAAACCCTAAAAAACCCTTACTCCTGCCCCTTTTTCCTTTACACCTCTGCCCTTTTCCCTTACACCTTTTCTCCTTTCTCTTGTAAAATGCGCAAAGCCCGGGTGGTACAAGACACCCGGGCTTCACTTCCCACCACCTCGTTTTGAAGGAACGACGCCATGAGCACCCCTGACTTTAACACCCTTGAGAGCATTCGCCACCGCCTTCGTTACCATGACGTGGGCAACGGTGCGTTGGTCTGGCGGTATGGCGCTCGTGAGGGCGAGCTTGCGGGGTCTGAGACGGCCACGGCGGACCCTGAGTTGCGCATTCGCATCAACGGGCAGTCTTTGTTGGCGGCCAAGGTCGCGTGGTTCTTGGCCCTTGGTTATTGGCCCATCCACCGTTTGCGTTTCCTCAATGGGGACCGCACGGACATTCGGATGGACAATTTGGAGGAGACGGACCGTGTGGACGGTCCGGGGCGCTGACCTCAGTGCAGGTCTTCGTTGTCGGGTGAGGACTCTTGGAGGAGCTTGGCGGCGAGGAACGCGGGCATGAGCTCTCCGAATTCAATGGCTTGGATGTCGCCAGCGCAGATGCCAAGGTCTGGGGCGTGTAGGACCGGGGCGATGCAGACCACTTGGCGGTCGTCGATGGTCAGGCAGACCACTTGGACCATGAGCCGTGATCCGAGCTTCATCCAAACCGCTTGGATGGCCTCTAGGGCCTCCGCAGCCCCCACAGCGCCCTGTTTAGGCCCCCTTGGGTGGGTAGGGCTCATGGCTTGACGTTCGTCCACTGTGAGGCCGCCTGCGGGTTATCTTTCAGGCTCAGGTCTAGGGACAGCATTTCCACTTCAAATTTCAGCCGGGTGTTTTCGCCCTTTAGGGCGTAGACCTGTTCGGCCAGTGCGGTGAGTTGGTCGAGGTCGACTTCGACGCGCCGGCGCAGGGCGTTGACGTACTCGGCCAGTTCGACGTCTTGGAT